GCAATCCTGCGGGCCTAGGCGGATGTCCGCCACCGTCTTGGACGGGTCCTTTGCCTTAGGCAGAGGGTTCGGCCCGCAGGAGTCTTTGGTAATGTAGAGCGGTTCTCTGGATTTGGCAACTATATAAGCGCAAAAAAAACTGTTGACTACCTTTTGCGGCTGAAGTAAATGCATTCTGCCGCAAAAGGTTAGGGCTAGTTCTGCGCCCGCCATCGGCTCTGGGCTACCCGGCTGGTTCTTGTTTTTGCAGCCGGATGCGACCGGCAGGGGTGGATACCGTAGCAACTGCGATACCTGCGGGCGGCGCGGGTTGAACATGTTGCTTGTGAGGTTGAGAGATGTCGCAGACTATTGAACGGAGTTTCGTTCAGCAGTTTGGCACTACTGTGCTGATGCTGGCCGAACAGCAGATGAGCCGTCTTCGTGGTGCGGTTCGTTCCGAGACGGTTCGCGGTGAAGCCTGGACTGTCGAGCGGATTGCGGGTGCTCCTTATCAGGAGATTACCAATCGTTTCGCGGCTATGCCGCTGAACGAAATTACGCATTCTCGCCGGTGGGGCTACATCAAGGCCTATGACTCGGTGGCCCTGCTCGATTCTTACGATAAGGTTCGTAACCTTGTTTCGTTTGAATCGCCTTACACTCGGCGGCTGGCTGCCACCATTGGGCGCGCGATTGACACCACGATCATCAATGCGCTTGATGCGTCGGTTCAGGAAGGCAAGACTGGCTCCACGACTGTCACATTTCCGACTTCGCAGCGTATTTTCTGCGTGAACACGTCCAACAACCCTGTTCCGCTTGACCTTTCTAACCTGATGCGCGCGAAGGAGAAGCTCCTTGCGGCTGAAGCGCAGGAAAGCGCAGATGATCCGGTTGTTGTGCTGCTGAATGCCAATGCTTGGCGCTCTCTGCTTGAGGACAACAGGATTACCAGCGCCGACTACAATACCCTGCGCGCGCTTGAGACCGGTAGCGTTCAGAACCTGATGGGCATGACGTTCATCCGGACTGAGCTTCTGCCGGACATCTCGGACACTGGTTACGATTCTAACAACGCGGCTAACCGTGTCTTCATGTTCCGCAATGACGCTATTGAGTTTGGCGTTGCGCAGGAGCCTAGCGTGGATATCAGCCGTCGTAACGATCTGCGCGCCATCCCTTGGCAGGCTTACATCATGGGGGCCTGGGGCGCGGTTCGGACGGAAGATGTTCGTGTGGTTCGGCTTCATGCCAAGAAGCTCACCTGATATTGGTGTTAAGGAGGCTTAAAGATGTCTATTGTGTTCAGTGATGCCTTCCCGGACCAGGTGAGTGCTCCTGGGCTTGTGTCCTACCGTTCGAACGGTGGCGTAGTGAAGGCTGCAACTTTTTCTTACACTGTGCCGACTGGTGGTATTTCCGTGACGACGGCTAGCCGTCTTAACCTTTTCCTCATGCCTTTTAACGCTGTTATTGTGCGAGGCGTGGTTGAGGTTGTGACGGCTTTCGGCACTGGCACGGCATGCAACCTTGTTGCTTCTGACGCTGCGACGGATACTACGCTATGGGGTTCCGGCGGCGTAAACCTTGCCACTGTTGGTCTGTATGACGTTGACCGTGTTGCTAGGGGGGCTTATTACATTTCGCCGACTGACATCCCTGCGAGCATCAGGTCGAATGGTGGCGTTCGTATCGCTCTTGCCCCGACTGCTTCCGGGACTTTTACTGCTGGCGGGCAGGTGCGTGGATTCTTCCTTTACGTGTAAAACGTGAGGAATGCAGGGGTATGATAAATGAAGGCGCGGGGGTCGGTGGCCCCCGCGCTTTTTAGACTGAAAGAGGCGTTTGGCTATGGCAACGCTGCTTGATATCTACAATACCGCGCTTTTCCGTGTGAAAGAGCAGCCTCTTATTTCTGACAATTCGCCTGGGCGCACTGCTGATGCTGTGAGGCAGGCTTACCGAGTGGCGAGACCTGCCCTTTTGCGTCGGTATAGATGGCAGTTTGCTTTGGCCCGTGTGGAGCTGTCGCCGCTGGCGACGCCTCCTCCTCCCGGCTGGAAATATCATTTTCAACTGCCTGCTGATTTTCTCTCTGTCGTTGGCGTAACTTCAGATAAAGACATCGGTAAGCGGGTGTTCTCTGAAGAGCCTGATGTGTATCGTGTGATGGGCAACAGGATCGTTTCGGATGATGATTCTGTCACCCTGACTTATATCAAAGATGTGACTACTGTTGCGGAGTTTGACCCGCTGTTTACTGATGCGCTTTGCTGGGTTATAGCGCAGGACCTCGCGCTCGCTCTGGCTGCCGATAGGGAGCTGGCGGCCATGTGTTCTGATATGTTCAATATGTCTCTGAGAGCCGCACGCCGCGCGGGGAGTCTTGAACAGCCCTCTGAGGCTGTGCTTTATAGCTCTCGTGTCCTTGATGCACGAGAGTCGTATGGTGGCTGGAATCCACGCTTTCCGGAGGCTCTGCCCTAATGCCCCGCACTTGGCTTGCTAGGACTGGGTGGCCTGGCGGCGAATGGTCGCCCAGACTGATCGGACGGTTTGATCTGGACCAGCATAGCCGTGCGCTACAGGTCTTGGAGAATGCCATTCCGTTGCCGCAGGGGACAGTCATTCGTCGGCCGCCTACACGTTGGCACGCCGATCTTCCGGCTTCAACCAGTGCTAGGGTTATTCCTTTTGTTGTCGATACGGAGACTGTTTATGTCGTTGTAATCAGGACAGACGGCGCTAGAATCTTCAATCTGCAAGATGGCACCCAAACTTTTTGGGCGTATTCTTACACAAATATTGACAAGATTGCTTATGCTCAAACTGGTGACGTTTTGTATCTGGTAAATCCAGATTGGCCGCCTGTGAAACTTACGAGGACTGGTGTTAACACATTTACGACGGCATCTGTTGTTTTCCTGAATGGACGTGCTCCACTTGCGCCGCTTAACTTTGATGCCACAAAAACTGTTACGAGTATCACAGGGACTTGGCCGTCGCTGACTATCAATATGAGCGCAGCGACGTTTATTTCTGCTGATGTTGGGCGTGCTTTCTTCATTCGCGACTTGGTGAACAAACGAGCGATCTACACTACGATTACTGCTGTCAACTCGCCGACACAGGTTAATGTAAATGGGCAATATCAGATTGGCGGCCCTTCATTGCCTGCTACCCCGCAGGCTGATTGGGCGCTGGGGCTTTTTTCGGCGACGCAGGGCTGTGGGGCTATCTGTTTTCATGAATCGCGGCTTTGGTATGGCGGGTTTGCAGAAGAGCCGGATTTGATTGTTTCGTCTGTTTCGAATAGCTTTGATAACTTTGAGACTGTTAGTCCTGACCCTACGGCGTCTGCTGCTAGTAACGCCGACAAGAGTGTCGCCCGTCGTGTTGACGGGTCTCCCGTCCGATGGATTTTGTCTTCGGCTGGCGGGCTTCTTGTTGGCGGCGACAGTTCGGAAAACATTGTTGTCCCTGGTGTTACAGGCATCCTCACGCCGACGGAATCGTCGGCGCGTGGCATCACTGAGCGCGGTAGTGAGCCTATTCAGCCGGTAAACATCGACCGAAGTGTGTTTTTCATTGAGCGTGGCGGCTACAGAATCCGCCAAGTTCGATTTACAAGTGATCAAGATTTTGAGACTCTCGACGCTACTATTCTTGCGCCACACATGGGTGTTCAAGGCTTTAGGCGTCTTGCTTACCAGCAAAGCCCGTATTCTGTTTTGTGGGCGTTGGATAGAACAGGGGCTTTGTTTGGCTGGACTGTTGAAGGCCAGCAGGAAGTTATGGGCGCACACCGCCACCGGCTTGGCGGTTCTTATCTTGGGGATCACCCGAAGATTTTGGATATCACTACTGTTCCTGTAAAGCGCACTGACGGCTCTTTCACGGATGCGCTTTTTCTGGTTGTCAGCCGTTATATCAACGGCAATCTCACGACTTATCTTGAGCGCATTCAAGATGAGCAGATGACAGAGGATCATACTGAAGATACGCCGATTTATCAGGCGCTCTACGCTGTCGAGTCTGTTCCTTATGTTGATGCGTGGAAACGCATTGATCCGGATTTTATTCTTGAAGACGCCTATGTTTCTGGCGGCGCACTTGAGTTCAAATACACTTCCACGTCGCCAGTTCCGGCTAACGGTGATAAGATTGAGTTTCGCGGGCTTCGTTGGAGGAAAGATAACAAACTAATCAACATTGGCGCAGGAGACCGCGAAGTGTTCGTGGTCAAGAGCTTGAACACTGGTGCACGCACGTTCAGGATTGCGTTTGAAGCAACACCCACTGTTGATGTGACGCCAGCCGATCTTGGTCTCCCGGCCACTGGGGTTGTCTTGCAGTCTTTCTCCAATCGGCTGCGCCCCCTGGCTTTCAA